TAAACGGAAATATCAATTCTCAGTTTTCTATTTATGAAGAAACATACAATTATTCAAAACAAGAACTATCAGAACAGCTGCAGTCTGTTTTTTATACTTCAACACAAGGAACTATTGACTATGCTTATAAAATGTATTGAAAGGACATAAATGAGTGTGTTTATTGGAAATTCAGACAATAACAGCAAACTGATACATATTACTGCAAATGAACACTCAGAATATTCTATGAAAAATTACATCATGTATGATTCCATATTTCACTCAAGACTCTCAACAGCTTCGATATTCATGAATGAAACACTGTTTCATGGAACAGTAAATGACATCTTAAGCCAAACAATTTCAGACGATTATTATTTTAATAATATAAAGATAGAATTAAGTGACTACATATTAGATTTGATGAAAAGATATGCTTATAACATAAGGATTAAGGTGAACTCATTCATTGATGACGATGATATTAATAATATATACAACAGATTATTTAACAGTGACGATGAAAAAAATGTATCAATAATTAAGTTGAAACAAGCCATTGACTTGTATAAAACATCAAGAGACAAAAATAATGATAACTATATTAACTTTCTCAAAAACACTACATTTATCGACTATCAGAATTCATCTAAAACAGATTCAATTTATGAAGAACATATATCATCAAACAGTATAATTACATCAACTGAATATGGTAAAATGAATATGTCATCATTTTCATTCTGTTTTACAAGTGGTGGCTCAATATCATCAAGCTCAACAAGGACATCAGAAGAAAAATATCTGCATATCGCAACGCTATATGAATCATATATACCGATAAACATATTATTTTTCGCAATCAACAAACTAATAGAAAATGTAACAATAGATGTAAGTATAGAATTTTATGCAATAAAAACTGAGAAAGATGAAACAAAAATATCATATATTGATTATTCAGAAGATTCTGAAATAAAAATTTCGCCTGATGAGATATCTTTCTCAAAAGAGATAAACGGTTTGAACGTGAAAACAAATTTAATTGATGTTAATTTTCTCAACTATATAACAAATTATTTATATATAGAAAACTCATATGTTGATGAGATTTATAATGGATTAGACTATTTAACATTGCAAAATGTTCTTGTAAAAAATGATTTATATAGTAACTATTTCTTATATTTCCAATACGGAAATACACTTTTTCCTTATATACACAAATATCCGTCAGCATCAAGAAAAAAACTTGTCAGTAACACAATGAATGTTTACAGCAGATGGAATGTTGAATCAGCTGGAGGTTTGTATTTTGTTGAGATAATTAACTCTTTTAATATAGATAAATCAAATATAAAATATGAGCTTGATTTATATAATAATGCAATAAAAGTAAATTATAATGGTACATTTCTAAATATTGTAAACGGACAGGTAAATAACAATAAGTTAATAGGAGACGTGGTTGACTGCATTGAAATAAACATTCCGTCTGGTGGAATTTCTCTGCCAGATTATTCATCATATGACAGTGATAATGATTACTACTCATGGTCATACAGTAATGTTAAATTGCTGACATATGACAATATATATATAAACAACACGATACTAAACTCAAACAATTTTATCATTTATTATTCAATATTTGACTCATCTGGAAACAGAATAGTAGCTTCAATGTCTGCTGTAAAAGACGGAATTATAACAAAGTTGAATTATATAATTAATGATTTATATTTATTTAAGATGATTAAACAAATGCTTAAAATAAAAATCAACAAAGAAAGCGAAGCATATAAATATTCATTGGATCTGTATTGTGATTTTTATGCGTCTGTTCATGGTGAAAGCGATCAAAGCAATGTATTCAACAATATGGCTGGATACAAAATAAATATTTTATTAATGTAAAATACATATAAAAAAGGAATGCAAAAATGAATGAAAAAAAAATATTAGAATTGTTAAAACAGGATTTTCAGGAAGCTAAAAAACTCAGATATGAATTAGATGACTATATTGACAGAATGATCAAAATATACAAAGGGGAAAATTTACCTAAAAATAAAAACGGTTCAAACTTTATATCAAAAGAAGTTAGAAAGCAGGTTGAGTGGTATAAGTCACAGGTGAAAAATCCGTTCGTTTCAAACGATGAAATAGTCTCGTTGGTTCCCACTCTTTCAGCAAAGAACCACGACCACGTTAAATTTGCAAAACAGACAGAGAAACTGATAAATTATTTTTTTACAAAAAAATTCGACAGATACAATTTCATTACAAACTTACTTCATACTCAGGCTGTTGAAGGTACAGTTGTTATCAGAACTGGATGGGAATATTCTGGAGTTGAAAAAGAAATTGAAGAAAACATTGTTGAAACAAATGAAAACGGAGAACCAGTCATTGTTGGTTCTGTAAAAATAAAAACAGAAGTTCCAGTTGTAAATAAACCGACTGCTACAGTTTGTAGAAATGAAGATATTTTTATAGACCCGACAGCTTTTGAAAACAATCAAATACAGTTTATCATTCATAGAAGAGAAATAAGGCTTGATGAACTTAAAAAAAGTGGAATATATAAAAATATTGAAAATATTGAAAGACATTTATCAAATGAAGATACAGCAAAAGAGATACTTGTAGAGTCATATAAAATGGAATCAAACAAATCCCTAATGTACAACATTGAAGACAATCTGAGAAAAAAAATATACATGTATGAATACTGGGGCTGGTTCGATATTGATGATGACGGAGAAACAGAACCGATTGTGTGCTGCTGGATAGGAGATACAATAGTTAGACTTGAAGAGAATCCGTATCCAGACAAAACAATACCGTATATAATAGCTCCATTTATAAAAGAGCCAAACAGTATATCAGGTGTAGCTTTAGCTGACATACTTGAAGAATATCAAAGGATTAAGACTGGCATAACAAGAGGAATTTTTGATAACTTGGCACAGTCAAACCATACACAAAAAGGTGTTCAAAAAGGTAACCTGGATCCAGTTAACTTAAACAGGTTTTTAAACGGACAGAACTTCGAATTCAACATTAGTCCTAACGCTTTTTATCAGGGTCAGTACAACAGAATACCTCCCGAGGTTTTTAAAGTTTTACAGGATATAGACATAGAAAAACAGATGCAGACAGGCATTATGCCTATGCAAGGTGGACAGGGATTTGAGTCAATATACGGTTCAAACGCTAGTAAGTCTGGAGCGTTAAACTCCCTAATGCTGAGAGAGCTCGACATGGTTCTTAACGTATCTGAAAATGTTATAAAGCCGCTTATTAAAAAATGGATTTACTATATATACGAGTTCTTAGAGCCAACAGAAATAGAGCAGATAACAGGCATGAAATACATTGAAAACGATAAAAATGAGCTGGTTCCAAACTACTTGGATGACTTTACAATAGATATTTCAACTGAATACACAAATCAGGCTAAAGCATCTGAACTAGCATTCTTAATGCAAACTCTTGGACAATCGTTACCATTCGAAATAACAAAAACATTTATGTCTGAAATAGCAAGACTTAAAAAAATGCCAAACCTTGCCAACAAAATAGATTCGTTTGAGCCTCAACCTGATCCTATGCAACAGCAGATAGCTCAAATAGAATTACAGAAAAAAATGTTAGAGCTCGAATATCTTAAAGCTCAGATACAGGCTGAGATGGGTAAAGCACAAGCTGATGTGGTTCTTAAACAGGCTAAAGCAAAAGAGGCTGAAGCCAAAGCAACTCAGACAGGTCTAAAAACAATTAAAGAAAAATACGGTGTTGATATTAAACAGAAAATGCAGGAAATGCAATTCAAGAATCAGCTCGATATGCAAAAATTAATGGCTCAGGCAAAAGCTAAAGAAATAAGCCAAATTCCTTCAGGACAAGGTATCAGACAAAATCCTCAAGAACCAATCAATCCTCTTGCAACAGGACTAAAAGATACGCTTTAGTCTTGCTTTTTCTATTTTTCTTATTATATAATCATCACGTAAAAACAATTCAAATAAAAAGGAGTTTTAATGAATCCAGACTACTTGGTTCAAAAAGAAGAAGAAATAAATGAAAAAGAAAGATTAAAAATTGCTATTGACAACCTAGATAAAAACAAAGACTTTCAGTTGATTGTTGATTATTACACAAGAAAATCACTTTTAGAAGATGTTGAAAGCGCTTATATGTTCCCTGACGACAGGGGTGCATATTTTGAAAGACTAATTGTAAAACAGGGATTTAAGGCTTTTCTTGACGATATTAGAAGATTTAATCCTGAAGCCTCAAGACAGGCATTAAATGAACTTAAAGGAGAATAATAATGGCTGATGAAATTAATGTTATGTTTGACGTTGAAGAGGAATTAAGCCAAGCTGAAGAAGAATTAAATGCAGATGGCGATGAAAATGAATCTGATGAAAAATATAAAATTCAAGATGGTGAGAATCATACTGACGATAATGACGAAGCTGAATATGATGATAATGAGTTTGAAGAAGAAGATGACAAAAATGATGTTGATGAAGAAAATGAAGAAGATGTAGAAAACGATGATGATAGCAATAAAGATGAAAAAGAAGAAAAAATAAGTGTCGAACAAGACGAAAAAATACTTATAAACACAGGAGAAACCTCTATTGAGGTTGGTTCTAAGGAAGAACTTGTAAAATTAGCTGAGAAATCGTTAAAAACTAAAGTATTGCTTGACAAATATAAAGACGATATTGCAATAATCGAGGGATTAAAAGAGAATGGAATTGAAGATGAAGATTTGTATTTGCTGGCTGAAGCAAAAAAAGGTAATAAAAATGCAATAGCCAAACTTATTGCAAAAGCAAATATTGATCCTTTAGATATAGACCCAGAAGAGGCTAAAGATTACAAGCCTAATGAAGTAAAGGCAAATATGGACTATATACAGTCAAAAACAATTTTAGAAGAAATACAAAATGACGAAGACGTATATAAAAAGTTCAACAACCTTGTAATGAAAGATTTTGACGATGAGTCAAAACAGATTGTGTTTAAAAATCCTGACAACCTTGAAGCTGTTGCAAATATAATTAAATCTGGCGTGATTGATGCAATACTTCCTAAATATAGTAAGCACAAACTTATTGACGACATGAAGTCAATAGATGCTTTAATTAAAGCATACGAAGAATACAAAACTGAACTTGAATCAAAAAAAACTGAAGTTAAAGAAAAAATTGAAACTAAAAACAGAGAGAAAACAATAAAAAGAAAAAAGGCAAGTGAAGGTGTAAAACACAAAAAACAAACAACAAAAAACAATGCTAAACCTGATTTTGCAACTATGTCTGAAGAAGAATTTGAAAAATACTACAATAGCCTCGTAAATGGCTCTGTGAGTGTTTTCTAACAGGAACCACCAGCTGGTTCCGTCACCTGCACAATAAAAGAGCCATATAAAACACAAACAAAAAAAAAGGAGCTTTATATGGCTATCTACGTATACAACGGAGGAAACTCCACTCAAGGTAAACAGGTACAGGATTTCTTCTTAACAAGAACAGCGTTAAGAAAAATCGACCAGATGTTTAACTTTGCAAAATTCGCTACTAAGAAAGAAACTTTCAAACAGCACAACGGTGAAGTTTTCAAGGCTAACGCATACTATTGGAGCATCTTTAGAGATGTTGTTGACGATAGCGGAAATTATACTGGTGTTGACGGCGGATATATTGCAGAAAGAGATTTAAAAGAAATAGAAGACAGACTCACCCAGATGAATCTTACACAAGAAGGTGTTGCTGATAAAAACGCAATCTTCCAGCTTGGAACATTCAGAAAAGTCACTTTCCAGACAAGCATTAAAAAATATGCAGGTATTGTGGAACTGACAGAAGATGTAGAAACTTACAGTGAAGACCCTGTAAGAGCTCTCACTATTGAGGATGTCACTCTTCAAATGAATGATGCGTACAACTCATTGATAATGAGAGATATTCTTAATACAACTTTTAAAGTATATGGAGGTGATGCAACATCAAGAGATGAAATCGGTGGTTCTGATGATACTCAGTCAAGAAAATACAGCTTGACAGAATCCTTAACTGTACAGGTTTACAATCAGCTTGTTAAAAACAAAGCAAAGCCTATGGCTGAGATTATCGCAGGAACCAACAAGATCGGAACCAAACCTATTCCACAAGCATTCTATGTGATTGTCGGAGCTGATTTATATGGTGCTCTAATTAATAAAGATCTGTTCCCAGAATTTACGTCAGTTGAAGAATATGCAGATCCAAGCGTTAGGCTTCAGATGGACGGTCTTGAAGAGATCGGAAGACTTGGAAGATTCAGAATCTGTTATGCTGAAACGCTTGGAAACTACAAAGCCCAGGGTGCATTAGTTGGCGGAACTGGTGACAATCCATCAAATTACTGTAAATCAGACACTGACACAAACGGTAAATACAGATACAATGTTTATCCAGCAATCGTAATGAGTAGAGATGCTATTGCAACAGTCGGTTTACAGGGTAAAACACAGCAGCAGATCTACACAAGATTCCCTGATGTTATCGACAGTGGAAACCCTATCGGTGAGAGAGGTTATGTTGCATTCAAATTCAGATATGCAACAATTATCACAAAACCTGAAGCTCTTGCCGTTATGGAAGTTTCTTGCCCAATCCCTAACTAATAATCAGAACCAACTCCTCACGTTGGTTCTTTCCTCTTCATTAAAATCAATTGAAACACTTTGTTATTTTTAGCTACAATGCAAATAAAAAAGGAGGACTTATGTCTGAGGAAATTAAAAAAGAAAAAGCGCTTGAGGAAATGACTTTTCAAGAGCTGAAAAAGAAAGCCAAAGAACTGAAGATAGAGGTTGTTAAAGGCGATAATAAAGAGATAATTATTGAAAAGATAAAAGCATATGTAGCAAACATAGCTACAAATGTGGGAATGCTGCAAAGTGTAAGAAGTAAAATGGCTAAAAAAAGGAAAGTTATTGTCACAAAACTAAATCCTGAAGATATGAGGGAATCATTCATTATGCATATAGGAAATGCTACTGGCAATTATCAGCAGCCTATTATTTTCAATACACCTATGGAGCTTCCAGAACCGATAATAAAAAATCTGAAAGAAGCTAAATTTCTTGCATTTAAAAAAGTAAAACATCCTATACTCGGAATGAAAGATGTGCCATATGAAACAAAGGCGTTTAACGTTCAATACGTTGACTAACTCAAAGGAAAAAACATGGGAAACAAAACATACGATTTAAAAGCTCTATTAAACGAATCATCTTTTGACAGGTTTAAGCCTGATAAAGATATATTTAAAAGTTCAAACATCGCTGGTTCAGTTAATGATGACTTAAAAAACAGTCTTGCGTTTGATTCGTCAAACACTCTCGTAAATCCAACAAGAGGTTTAGATGACAATATTTCAAAAATGTTTAACATCAACTCATTACCTGACGGTTCAAGCGTTGTGACAATTCCGACAGACAGTCTGAAAAATATGCCTGATGAATATATTACGAAACTTCAGGAAATAGGGTTCAAACCAACTGCTGACGGCTCATCTTACATGTTGGTGAAAGACCCAAACTGGTTACAGCAAAACAAAGATCTGCTGTCAAAAGTCGGTGTCGGGATGAATCTGCTTGGAGGAGCCATGAATCTATACGGAGGAATCCAACAGATAAGGGCTGTAGACAAATATGTTGATATTTTGAAAGAGCAGTTAAAAGAAGCTAAAAATGAATATCAATATAAAACAAAAGCAAGGGAACATCTTAAAAACGTCTTCAATTAATCCAGAACCAACACCTGGTTCTTTCCTTTAACACACATCCACATTTTTTTCTTATGTTAAAATATCTCAAAAAAAGGCATAATTATGGCTAATTATGATACACCAGCTTCACATATATCTGTACCATCATCACTGATAAATTCAGACTTCATAAATAAGCTGTCTAATAACGGAGCAGAACTGTTAAAACAATCCGAATCTACAGACAATGAATACATTGAAGACTTAAAAAAAATCTACAGTGAAAATTTATATAACAAAACAATAAATAAGCAAAAAGAAAATGAAATAAAAGAAAAACTGTTAAGCAACTTTCAGCGTGATTACGACAATGTATTAAATTACTTAAAACAATCCCAAAACATAACATCACAGGAAGCTAAAGAATTTATAACAAAGAATCTGATAGAACCATATAAGAAAACAGCTCTCAAATATGGAGCCGATGATTTGGTGACAAACTTTACTGAATTAAACAATAAGGCGCAGGAAGATATATTTAATTCGGTGCTGCTTGATAAAGCCATTGAGAAAGCATCTCCAGCACTTAACAATATAATCAAAAAATACAACTCAGACCCTGTATATGCTGCGACAAAATATTCAAAAGATTTAAACGATTTATTATATACGGTTTCAGATGAAATAGCAGGTGATGACGATGTAACTAAATTGAGACTTATGACAACCCTTAAAAAACAATTTGAACTATATGATAAAACAAGCGGAAACGCATTATTAACTGAATATAAAAAAACTCTGAACCAACAGAGAGCTGAAAATGAATTAGTAAGAGCAACAAACTTTATTGAAAGAAACAGAGAAAAAATATATGGAATAGTAAACAGCTCAAAAACAAGAGATGAAGCATATAGCAAATTGATAAATCTATTTCATAATAGTGGCATTAAACCTACAACTGGACTGTCAGTAACAAATAAATTATTTGGAGGAGAATCTGGATTGATAAATCAAGCGTTAGAATATGCACAAAATATGCAAAACAATGAACAAGACGCAAACCAGATACAAGACATAAATCAAACACAGCCCCACGTTGGTTCTGAACAAAATGAAGATACTGTCAGCGGGTCTCCAAGAATTATGCTTGAAAAAACGATAGAATCATATATTAAACAAAAAGCGTCTAACATGATTAATGATATAGAAAAAAAAAGAGCGTTAAGAATGTTAGATAACAAAGAAGCTATGAGAGAGCAAACTTTTAATAAATATCAAGAAATAAAACAAAACAACAGCAAAGGATTCTCAAAAGAAATCTTAGAAGTGATAAATGGATATGATGAAAGAGATCCAAGATATTTTATTAAACACTACCAAGAACCAGATGATGTGAAAGAGACAATATCATCAACAAAAGATGACAAGTATGCTAATGAAATGGATATTGCATTATATGATTTAAAACAAAGAGTTAAACCTATGCTTGGTGAATTATCTAATGAACAAATACAAAAGTCATCTTCAAAAATAGATTTGATAACATCAGACATAGGAAATACAATGTCTAAGATAGACAATAAAATAAATAACAGCTTTGCATATAAGACAAAATACTTCAAAGGTGGAACACCAACAAAAGAATATTACAAAATGAGAAACAAAAAAATATCAAAATATTTAGACAAAATGGACAATAATGACATATTTACAGTATATTTTCATCCTGAAATAATTACTAACAACAACAGTATAGACGATGAAACAAAACAGGTTATATTAGGATATGTGTCTCATAAATATAAAGACGTTTTTAATAAAGAAATCAAAAAACTGAATCTAATTATTTCAGAACCGAACCCAGAAAAAACACTTGCAACTATCAAAGCTGTATTCACACTTACAAATAACAACAAAAGAATTAATCAACTTAAAGAAATTGCAACAAGATATATGAAAGACAAATCTTACAAAGCGTTTTTAGATGAAGAGATATCAAACCTTGTTAAAAATTGTAAAAAAGACCATAGGTGCCCTATGACTGACATAAGTAAAATAAAGAATTTTGATCAATTAAAAGTTGTGGCAGATTACTTTGGTGAAAAACTATTAGATGAAAATTTAAAGAACCAAGAAGAAGATAAATAATATATAAAGGAACGCATATGGATGCTTTAAGTTACTTAAATTCAATATACGGAGTTGACAGTAAACAAGAAAAGAATATTAAGAAACAAGAAAATGAAACAATAGACTCAGACAGCAAAACTGCAAGAGAATGGAATGACGAAACATTAAGGGGAATA